CCGACGGCAGGCTCGGCCTCCAGCATCCCGATCACTATGAGTGGGATGACGGATGCCTGGCCCCGGTGAAGCTTAACACTTCTGCTTGCTTGGAGAATTCGAGATCTAAAGGAGGCGCACACGCATACTTCGCAGAGAAGTGCCGCAGAGTCCGCGGCAGAGTGCCACCTGAGCTACCGGTCGAGCGGCCGCACCAACTCCCCAATAATCTTCAAATTGGTGAGGAGGTCCGAGCCGCCCCGGTACTTGCTCAGGAGTACTACGCCAGTCGGTCCGAAGACGATGACGACGAACGTCTCGTCCCGGACACGGCGCCTGTGAGCGTGCGTGCTGGCGTTCTGCCGCTCGTTGCACGCGAGCTTGCAGAGCAGGAGTACAAGGAGTGGGCTCTCCGAAGAGAGCCCCTTCCCATGCGGCCTGTTACAATCCCCGAAAGGGGGCAGAAAACCAGATTAGCATCCATGTCACCGGCAATGTCGGTGGTCCTCGGTCAGAGGATTAATGGGCTGCTATTGCGTCTCTTAAAGAAATCTCGAGTCCATAACTACTCGTTACTGGGGGAGGAAGGCGTTCCCCGCGGAATCGAAGCTGGCGCAAAATTGTTTGCACACGAGGATGATTTCACCCTCACAAGTGCAGACCTCAGCGCAGCCTCAGACTTCATACCACATGATGTTGCTCTCGCAACGTGGGATGGAATCTGTGACGCGCTTGGGGACAGGATACCTCCTCTATACCACACCATTGGAGCCAGCTTGCTGGGACCAATGTCGTGGGACGGAGGGAAGGAAAAGGAACTCGCATTTACAAGTAAACGCGGGATCCTAATGGGCCTACCACTCACGTGGCCCATCCTGTCAATTTTGAATCACTTCGCTGGACATGTGGCGATGGACCGGGTCCACCGTAGATATCCACAGATGCCCACGAGTAGAAGAGTGGAACCGTTTGTCTCGTGCGGAGACGACTTCGGTGCTGCCTGGACCAGTGCTCATGAGGGTGAGTACTTTAAGGCCATTAGTAGCCTAGGTCTCGTCCTCAACACCCACAAGACGTTCTCTAGTCAGCGCACTTCCAACGGAAGTGAGACTGACCAGCTGAACGGCCTCGTGTTTGTTGAGAGACTATTCCTAGTACGGAAAGCGAAGGTAGACGTGAATAGTGTCAACCAATGGGTTGATCCAATCACGAATAAATTCGTTAGCCGAGGAATGGGTGTGCCCGTTATTAATAACAACGAACGCCTATTCCCTACAGTGACCGCGGTCCAGAGGCCGACATTATCTGCTATAGTAGCAGCTAAGCCGACCGGTGCAACAGCAGACGAAGTGCCGATCTACTACAAGCTAGGACCCATCCTAACTCAGGAAGCAAAGAAATGCAACCGAGTTCAGACAGCGGTCCTGTGCGACATCGCGAAGATAGCGCACGCGCAAGTAGTAAAACGCATGATCAAAACGAAAGTTCCACTCCACTGGCCAATTGACTTGGGCGGTTGGGGCTTTCCTGGCAAGCAGGAAGCGACCGCCCTCTGGAGGAAGGCTGCGGCGTCGATTCTCATCGGTGCACGCAGCCTTCAAAATAAGCTCAAAGCAAATTTTGCTCTTTCTCAAAGCCCCGCCCACCTCCGAAAGAGGTTGGCG